GCCGCTGGTGGTGTCAACCCAACTCGTCAAAACATCTTGCAATACATCTCCGGTACTGTGAAAAACGGTGCAGAGATGCCTTCATTCGGTGTTTGCGGCTTTGGTACATGGACATTGTTGGCTCAAGACTTTGTTGGTCAAGAACAATATGTCATCACCCCAGGATCCGGTTTTGATTCCGACAGCAACGGCCCTCAAGCTGCTTTCCGCGCTTTGATGGTTGCTGGTGTTCCAATCTATCCTGACCCGTATTGCCCAGAAGGTACTGTGTACTTCTTGAACACTAACTACCTGTCGCTTTACATCCATGAGCAAGGTTCGTTTGTGTTTACTGGCTTTGAGTCTACACTTCCTAACTGGCAAATTGGTTACGTTGGTGCTGTTTTGATGATTGCCGAACTGGTGAACGTCAAGCCAAAAGCAATGTCCAAGGTGACGGGTTACAACTACCTCTCTCTGTAAGGAGTTAAATCATGTCATTAGCAGCAAACAAAATCTTACTGGCTAACGCCTCGACCAACACCCCAGGTGCGTACATCCAGACGCAATCCTTGGGCAATGCTACCGCTACCATTCCGGCTGGCTGGTATCAAATGTTGGCTACCGCTAACGTCACGATTGAGATGAACACCTCTAACAACATTGCCTCTCCAACATGGGTGGTTTCGTTGGCTAACAACACTAGCGGTGTGATTATTTCTGACGGCGTTAACTTCCGTGCCAACGTGTTGGCTGGTACTCCTACCATTACGTTGTACGCTACCAACGGCGGTCAAAACGCCACTGGTACTTACAACTCTTGATAGGGGCACACCATGAACGCGAATAATGTAGGCGCACGTTACCCTGACAGTTTTGGCAACTTTGCCCTTTCCAATGCACAGCCTGTTTACATGGGCGCTACTGGAAATGCTGTTACCACGCTGTCTACAGTTGGCTCAACTTACATCGTTCGCCGTGTGACCGTTGCAAATGCAAGCGGCAGTGTTGCTCTCGCAAACGTGACTATTCTTACCAGCAATGATGGGAATACAAGCAATGCAGTGACCAATGCTGCTGCTCTGACTACTGTTACAAGTTCTACTAAATTCCAAGACTTAGCCCTGTCAACAGCGGCAGGGACTACGGTTTATAGTGGCGCTTTGTATGTGTATGTTGGAACAGCAGCAGCAGCTAACAACTCTGTTGAAATTACGGTTTACGGTGACGTTGTAACACTATGAGTTCAGTTATCTATGTAACCAATCGTGGCGATACCAAACTCCGTGATGGATATGTTGGCACGTTTTACGACTTCCCTAAAGATGTAACGGTTGAAATTCCGTTAGAAGCCGCAAGGCACATCTTTGGTTACATGGCATCAGACAAGATTCCGCATCTGACTCGCTTGGGTTGGGCGCGGAGTTTTGCAGAAATCGACAAAGGATTTGAGAAGTTGGCAGAGTTTGAAATCTCTGAACAGCCTCCCGAAAAAAACCGTTCGTTACCCTCGGCGGTTGGCGTAGTAGCTCTGCGGATTGAAAAATCCCCAGAGCGAAAGTCCACCCAAAGGGCCGCTTAACATGGACGCCAAATGGCAACACTCTCTTCCTACCTTACGGAAGTACAGCGACTCTTGCATGACGCAAACGCTGTCTTCTGGTCTACCTCGGAGTTAACGGACTACATCAACGAAGCCCGTGAACGAGTAGTAAGAGATACTGGTTGCCTCCGCACTTTACAAGTAACATCAACGCCCATTTCCAACACAGGAGTTGTGGCAATACCGTGGTCTAACGGTTTGGTTGTTACTGCTGGACAGTTTGTTTTTTCAAACGTGTTCATTTACCAGGTCATAACTGGTGGAACCCTTGCAACAGACTCTGCGCCTTACCCTTCTTCTGGTAACGCATTTCCTCCTTCTGGCACGTTTACCAACGGCACAGCCACCCTGCAATACTCAAGCCCTGCTGAAATTATCAGCCTGGCTGCTTTGCCTAACGGCATTCAAACGCTGGATGTTCTGAACGTCACCCTGTATTGGGGAAACAGCCGCATTCCCTTGCGTTATTTGCCGTGGAGCCAGTTCAACTCTCAACTTCGCTATTGGCAAAACTACGTAGGCCGTCCTATTTGCTTCAGCACATACGGTCAAGGACAGTTGTACATTGCGCCTGTGCCAGATCAATCCTATCCTATTGAGGTGGATACAGTTATCCTGCCCACAGCTTTGTCACTCACCAACCCGAGTGTGGTGGACAGCATTGTTGACCCCTACACTACCCCTGTTGCTTTCTACGCCGCTTACAAAGCCAAGTACAAAGAGCAGAGCTACGGTGAAGCAGAAATTTACAAACAAGAATACGCCAAGCATGTCCAGGCTGTTCTTAACTCAGTCTATACACGCCGCATTCCTGACCCCTACTCTTCCTTTTAATCATGGCAACAGCAGAACAGAAAAAATCATACGCTGTTGTCAAAGCCTTCAAGGGATTAAATACCAAGGCCAACCGCACGGCTATCGACACAGAAGAGTTTGCGTGGATTGAAAATGCCATGCCGATAGGCTCTGGCAACATCAAAATTACCCCTGCCCAGACCACTGTCAAGGACTCCGGCAACACTGCTGTCTCTTTTGCTAACACTGTCACCTACCTCACCTCCTCCAACTTGGGGTTGAGCGATTACATTCTGGCGTTTGAAGACAATGGACGGGCTGAATATTTTAAGATTGACAGCGCCACCAAAGGCAACGTGGCTGTTGCGGGGACGTTTTCTAACACTGGAGTAACTACTGCTCAGTTTAAAAACGAACGCATTATTATTGGTGACCCTAATAAAGGCTTGTCATCGTGGGACGGCACAAACGTCATTCGTATTGGCTCTGTAGGCTCTGTAGGCATTACAAACCCAGGTACAGGGTATTTGTCAGCCCCTAGCGTGACTATCAGCGCCCCCAATGATGCCAACGGCGTACAAGCTACGGCTGTTTGCACCATCACAACCGGTGCTGGTGGCCTTGCTAGCATTAACGTGACGGCTGGTGGAACCGGATATACCGCTGTGCCAGGCGTGATTATTGGCGCACCTAACGTATCTGGGGGTACACAAGCACAGGCATACGCAACAATCAGTGGTGGGGCTGTTGTTTCCATTTCTATTTTTGTTCCTGGCTCTGGTTACACCTCTCCACCAAGCGTCACTTTTTCTTCTGGTGCAGCAGCAGCTACGGCGGTATTGACAACAGGTCAAGTCAACAGTGTCACTCTTACAAATGCGGGTACAGGCTATACATCTCAGCCCACAGTAACTTTTTCAGCCCCTCCAAGTGGAACAACAGCCACTGCTGTTGCTCAATACAGCACCTTTACAACCGGCACACTGTCGGTTTTGGTGACTAACGGAGGCACAGGATACGGTGCAAGTGGTTCATTTGCCGTAAGTTTTTCTGGTGGAACAGGTGGTTCTGGCGCAGCAGGGACTGCCATCGTCAGCGGTGGCGCTGTCACGCAAGTCATTATGACCAACCCTGGTAGCGGCTACACATCTGCCCCTACTGTGAGCTTTTCAGCAGGTAGCGGTTCAGGTGCAACCGGCACGGTGGTACTCAACAGCGACACCATCGTAGATGTAGCCACGTTTTCAGGCCGTGTTTGGGTTGCGGCAGGGCGTACTGTCTACTACAGCGCCGCAGGGTCTTACAGCGACTTTACAAGCGTTTCAGCAGGGTCTTTCACCATCACTGACTCTACTCTGCACGGCAACATTCAAGCCTTGCTGTCTGCCAACAACTTTTTGTACATCTACGGCGATGACAGCATCAACGTATTCTCAGATTTACGGGTGTCTAGTGCAGGGTTAACCCTATTTACCAACACCAACGTAAGCGCCAGCGTGGGTTCAAAACGCTCTTTTGCCATATTTCCGTACTTTCGTTCTGTGCTGTTTATGAACGACTACGGTATGTACGCTCTTGTTGGATCTACCACCAGCAAAATATCTGACCAGCTTGACGGAATCTTTCCGTACATAGATTTCACCAAGCCTGTGACGGGTGGACAAGTTTTGCTCAACAGCATTTTGTGCGCTGCGTTCTCGTTCACCTACAACGACCCGTTATCCAGCCCCAGACAGATACAGTGCATCTTCTTTGACAAGAAATGGTTTGTCACCAGCCAGGGAAACATCACTTACATGACTTCTGTGCCTGTTGGTGGTTTGATTACGATGTATGGCGTTACTGGAACTGCCCTCTACAAGATGTATTCCAGCACTACAGCGTCCATCAACAGCACCATCAGAACGGCTTTGATGCCTATGGGTGACCCCATCCGTACTAAGCAAGCCCTGAAGTTTGGTATTGAGGCCACGCTGACGCAAGGTGCGGTGTTGACGGTGACGGTAGACAGTGAGTCTGGCTCTAGCCCTGCTTACACGTTAAACAACACTGTCACGTGGGTGAATAACTACGGCTCTACACTGACCTGGTTAAATAATTCCAGCGCAACTATTGGCTGGTTGACGGCTTCCGGATATGCTCTGTACAAGTCAGACGCACAGCAATACGGCAAGTATTTAGGTCTGACAATGACATCATCAGACCCCGCATTTGTGTACAACACATTTGAATTTGAACATGAATTACGAGTGAGGTTCTAACATGGCTGTTCCCTATACCTTTGGCACTGCAACCGCTGCCATCCCGCTGTCCCAACTGGACA